CACCAAACACACCCGAGCCCCCTACGACCCTACGCAACTCAATCCAGCTGAAATCCAGCTAAGACTTGCAATGGCATTGATCAGGCAGGCTTGCGACCGCTTCACAGACACCACCATTAAAGCCGTCATGCAACAGACGGCTTATGAGGTCTTCAAGACCGACATGGCGCACGCCAGGGTCAACAACCCATTCGGGATTGCCCCTGCGGCGGCTGACGCCCTGGAAAAACTAGGAATAGCTACAGACCCCTTCGCCACGCGCTTACACACACACGCTGAATGTAAAGCTATAGAAAACCGCATGTTAGAGGTTGTCGGGCATGCGCTACCGAAGGAGCCTGTCACCTTTTACTTCCTCAAGAGGGTCAAGCTACAATATCTAAGACGAGACCCGCGCATTAAAGATATCTTCAACAATCATCTAATAGAACCGCGGGACGTCGCAAGATACGACCCTGACACCTTGAGGAGTCATATTACTGCGCCCACTACACCAACCGTGTACATATCGGACGCGCTGCACTTCCTACCATTCCACTTCCTTGCGTCCATGTTCAAGCACAACCCAATTGTGCACACGGTACACGCCACCATGGTCTTACCGCCCGAGGCCCTCTACAAACACCCCTCACAGAACCCGGATCTCTACTCGATTAACTACGATTTCGACGGGTTCCAATATATACCAGGGTCGCACGGGGGCGGCGCTTATCATCACGAATTCGACACCCTCAAGTGGTTGCGCGTCGGGAAGATAATCTACTTCGACGAGCACTACAAGCGCCGGCATTACATTACAGTCCAAATGACTGAAAGCCTCGGGGCCAACCACATGTTCACATTTACCCGAGGCGACATGCTCACACCGAGAGTGCGAACTTTCCGGCAGGGGGAGTTCGTCACATTACCCCAACTTTTCCACCCAAAGCAGCTCAACTCTACACGTCCCATCCCTGCCACCTTTGCCATGCAGCTGCTTTTATACGTCAAAAGCGTCAAAGAGGTGACACACCGAGACGTCTTCGCAAAGATCCGACAGCTCATCCCGACACAAGATCTGCACAGATGGTCTCCCGACGAACTTGTCCATATAGCTAACTTCTTCTTCTTCGCCTCCAAGCGCGATGCCCTCAACAGCTATGACCAAGTTGTCGACTCCTCCCTCTTTACGCGCTGCTTCCGGGAGTTCAAGAGCCAGGTGCGCACCTTGTGGGAGACGCTCTGTGGCAAGAGTGACTTTCGCAAGCTAATGGAAATGCTAGA